CCATGTTTAGTAGAAGATTTTGTGTATGATGATATAAATTTAGAATCTGGTAACCAAATGGTATCTGCTGGATTAAACAATCTTTTTGGTGAGGTTATGTGGTTTTATCCAACCTCTTCATCTTCTGTCGTAAACAGAATGGTTGCATATAATTATTTTGACTCTTCACCACAAAGACCAGTTTGGACAAATGGAACACTAGCCAGAACAATGTGGGAAGACTCTGCAGTATTTGGTAAACCACATGCAACAGAATATAGTGCATCAGTAGATGCATCTTTTGATGTAGTAGGAAACACGGAAGGATCTACAATATATTATCAACACGAAACAGGAACAGATCAAGTTCAAGGTGGTGCAACAACTGCAATTACAGCTAACATATCTTCTGGTGATTTTGATATAAGTCAAAGAAGAAGTGTTACAGGGCAAACAACAGGAGGTGCTGATCTTAGAGGAGATGGTGAATTTATAATGAAGATTAGAAGATTTATACCGGACTTCATATCTCAAACAGGTAACACACAAGTTACACTACAATTAAGAAACTTTCCAAATGATACACAAGCTAGTTCATCATTAGGACCTTTTACAGTATCATCATCTACACAAAAAGTAGATACACGTGCAAGAGCTAGAGCTATTGCATTAAAGGTAGCAAACACATCATCTAATCAAAGTTGGAAATTAGGGACTTTTAGATTAGATATACAACCAGACGGACGTAGATAATGGCAAAGATAGTACAAGTATTAACAAGACCAAGTAAAGAGTATGATTTGTTTACAGCAGAAGCTCAAGTAAGAGATCTTGATGCAATTGTAGAAAAATTAAACACAACATTTCAAGAAGAATTAAAAGAGGAGGTAGAAGCATTTAACTTCTTTTTACAATAATGGCTAATAGTTTTATAAATAAAAAAGTAGATTTAACTACAACAGATTTAACTACACTATATACAGTGCCTAGTTTTAAAACAGCTGTTGTTAAATCACTGATAGTATCTGAGGATGCTGGATCAGGAAGTACAATAACTATAACTTTAGTAAATGCTAGTGGTACTATATTTAATTTATTTAAAGATAAAACCATAGCATCTAAAGCTACAACAGAACTTTTATCTCAACCTCTTGTAATGGAAGAGAGTGAGATATTAAAAGTACAAGCTGCTGACGCGAACGAGCTGCACGTCATAGCTTCAATAACAAATATGAAGACAGGCGAGGTATACAAGAATGATAATGAATGGAAAGCTAAGAATATACCTGAATCTGACATAAGAAAAGATGTCAGGGTTATCATGCCTAGCCTTGATTTATTTGGAGAAACAAAATAGAATAGACAAATGGCCATAACAAGAGCACAACAAGCAAAACAGATGTTACAAAACGGAGGTATGTTAGTACAACCGGGATTCGGTGGTGCTAGACAAGGATACCGTGGTGATGATGCATATGGTGGGGGTGATCAAGTTGCAGGAGGAGGAGATCAAGGAAACGTAGGTGGAAATAGAGATAGTAGAGAGATTGGTGCAAGAAAGTCAAGAACTCAAGCTATGGCTAGAGCCGCTACAAAAGCTAAAACAGCGTTAGGAGACCCTGATCCAGAAGTAAACGTACCTACATCAAAAAGAAAAGATACAATTACAAATTATGGAAAAAACCTTAGAGCTCGTTTTAGATCTAATCCTTTTTCAGTAGGACCATTTGGAATTTTAGAAAATATTAGGCAAACTCAAAAAGCTAGAGATATATTAGGTTTAAGTAATGAACCAGATGATTTTGAAACAGACGATGATGATGATGAAGGTGGTGTAAATCAAATGCTACCTGTAGACACAACTTTTGCTCAAGCACCAATAGAAGAGGAAGAAGATTATTATGGTGGTAGAAACCCTTTTGACATAAACAGGGTTGCATTTAGACTCATGGCAGATGGTGGAGCAGTCATGGACGACGAACCAAGACAAGCATATGGACTTGGTAGTATTGTAAAGAAAGCAGCACGAGCTGTTAAAAAAGTTGCAAAGTCAGATATAGGTAAAGCCGCAATAGCAGCAGCTGGTATATATGCTTTGGGTGGTGGTTTTGGCACTGCATCAACAGGTTTTTCGAAAGGAACTTTAATGTCTAGACTAGGTCTAGGTAAGTTTACATCTGTTAAAGCAAATCCATATACAGACATAGTCACTAGACAATTTACTAAAAACGCACTAGGTAATTTTTTAACAAGTCCTTCAGGAATTATTGGTGCAACATCGTTGGCTTCATATTTTATGACACCAAAACAAGAAGAAGATGAGGATGCAGAACTTGATAGAGGTGAAGGTTTAGATATACCTTTATATAGAAGAAATCCTGAAGGATTTTTAGCACCTAGATTTAGGGCTGAAGGTGGGTCTATAAATGAAAAAGAAAAAGAACCTGTAGCTAAAAAGGTAATGCCTTTAATAGATATGGATGGTATGGAAAAAGACTATAGAGAAACAGGTGGTTTTGTAGATATGGGTAGAATGGAAAAGGCAGACGATGTCCCTGCAAGATTGTCTAAGAATGAGTTCGTATTTACAGCAGATGCGGTCAGAAACGCAGGTGATGGAAGTGTAGACAAAGGCGCAGAAGTTATGTATAACATGATGAAAAACCTCGAAGCCGGAGGTGAAGTATCTGAGGAATCGCAAGGCTTAGAAGGCGCACGTAAAATGTTTCAAACATCAAAAAGATTAGAGGAAGTATTATAATGGCTGTCACAACTACAAGAACATTACCCGCACAATTTGTTGAAGATTTAGGAAAAGATCTAGCAACACAGGTAGTAGCACAATCTGGTGTACCTGTTGTATCGGCAGGTTTAGGTGCATTAGGAGCCATGGCCCAACCTGATAAACAAGCTTTTGAAACAGATGAACAATTTAAAGCAAGACAAGATTTATTTGGAGCCCAACAAAGAGCAGCTTTAGGATTTGAACAAAGACAACAAGCGTTGTCAGGACTTGCACCACAAGTTGCACAACAAGATGCATTACAACAACAGGCACAAACTTTAGCACAACAAGGTGTTGGATCTTTCCAACCTTTCTTAACAGCAGCACAACAAGCAGGAACAGACACAAGTAATTGATGCGACATTAGCAGAATTTGATCGTAATAGACAAATACAAGAACAATCTATACGAGATCAACAAGCAGCTTTGGGTGTGCTCGGCGCTGGTCGAGCGGGAGTGCAACTCGCCGAGTTTGGCACAGGGGCAGCGAGAGAAAGAGCTTTATTACAAGCAGGACTTTTGCAACAAGGTTTTGGTCAAGCGCAAGCAGCTAGACAGCAAGACATTGCAAATAGATTTGGTATAGCACAAGCTCAACAAGGTTTAGGTAGTTTTCAAGCAGGTTTAGGTGGACAACAACAAGCACTAGCAGGAACAGATATTACACGTTTAGGTCAGTTGGGCGCACTGAACCAGGCGCAACAACAAGCAAATCTTGATGCACAAAGAGAGGCAGCTAGACAAGCAGCATTTTTACCACAAGAACAATTAGATAGATTTGCTGGACAAGTAACAGGAATCATGGGTGGATACCCAGCACAATTCCAATCAACAATAGTACCTAATCCTACACCATTACAAACTGCATTAGGTGTTGGTACAACACTTGCAGGTATTTATGGTGCAACAAGACCAGGAGCTAAAACTACTTTTAGTCTTACTTAAGGAATAATATGAATAGAGTATTAAAAAGACCAATGTTTAGAATAGGTGGATCAGCAGGATCTGGTATTACATCAGGACTAGATCAACCACAAAAAATGGCTAAAGGTGGTAGAATAGGTTATCAACAAGGAACAACACCTAACTTTCAAATGAGTGGATTACCAGGTTTTTTAACTAGCTTTGGTTTAAATCTTTTAGCAACACCACCACAAGGTAATATATTTCAAACAGCTGCTACAGCTGCAGTAGATCCTTTTAATAGATTACAAATGAGTCAAGCTAGAAGTAGAGAGTTAGAAGGAGAGAGAGCATTTAAAAGAGAATTATTAGAAACAGAACTAAAAGCTAAAAAAGAAATAGCCGGCATGAAAACAGATAATAACGAAGCTTTATTAGAAAAATATCAAGGTAACGAAATAAAAGCAGCAAGAGAACGTTCTTTTTATGACACAGAGTTTGCGCGTCTACAAGGTGAATTTGGAGAAGAAGGTGTTTCTACAGAAGTAATAGATTCATCTGATTATACAAAAAGAGGTGAATTAAAAAAATTAGTAAAAAGTAAACCAGAATTAATGCGTCAGGTTATATATGATGTTGCAAAAGGTAAAGCTGTGGAACTTGTTAAAAATAAAATCACAGGAGATTATGAATTAATTCCAGCAGATAGTGCAGATAGAGATACTTCGGGAGATAATTTACCTGAAGGTTTAAAAGTAGATCCAGACTCTTTAACAGATTATCAAAAAGAAGTTATAAAAAATGTAGACAAAAGTTTAAAAGAAAAAGCTGAAGAAAGAGAAAAAAGAAGAAAAGGAAGATTTGAACAATTTGGCACCGATGAGTTTAACTTCTACGAATAGGAGTATACAGTGGTAAAATATGTCCCGTTAACAGAAGCAGAATTAAATAATGACAGTAGTATATTTGCATCATTTGGTGCAGGTATTGCATCTGGATTAATTAAAACTGTAGAAGGAGTAGTATCTCTTGGTGCAGAACTTATCGACCTTGGAGCAGATAGCGATACAGCAGCAGACGTAGAAAATTTTTTTGATAAAATAAATATATTTGAAGACACAGCTCAGGATAGAGTTATTGGTAAATTAACAGAAACATTTACACAAATAGGTATACCTGGTGGTGCAGGATTTAAAGCTGCAACTAAACTTGCAGACAAAGCTATTAAAGCAAAAAAAGCAGGTAAATATGTTAATCCAAAAAGTCCTAATATTAAAAAAGGTATAGAAAAGTCTAGAGAATTAAATTTAAGAATAGATAAAAGAATGGGACTTGAACCAGGAACAACTAAACGATTTGCTGCGGGAGTATTTGGTGGTGCAACAGGTGAAACGCTAGTTGCAGATGTAGAAGAAATAGGAACGTTTGGTGATTTTTTTGATGGACCAACAGCAATAGACAATAGAGAATCTTTTGGTAGAGAAGAAGCACAAAGAAGTTTATTAAATAGATTAAAGTTTGGAAGTGAATCTTTATTTATTACACCATTTGTATTTGGTGTAGGTAAGGGAGCTAAAGCTCTTGCAACAAGAGGTAAAGAGCTTGCATACAGTAATAGTGTTTTTGAAAGATGGATTGATAAATATATTGGTTCACCATTTAGACCAAGAGGTGATTTACCACAAGAAGTGTTTGAGTCAGAAATGGCAAAAGCAGGATTAAAAGCAAGAGACACATTTAGAGCAAGAGAAATTGTAGAAAATATTACAAAAGAAGTAGATAAAATATTTCCTAGAACAGGTAAGTTTTTTGATACATCTACAAATAAAGAACAGGTAAGTTTTTACAAGAAATTAAATGAAGTTTTATTTGAGGGTGATTTAAATAAAAAAATAAATCCAAAAGCAAAAGATGATTTAATTAAATTATTAAAACAAAAAAAGATACCAGAAGAATCTATTACAAATATAGTAACAAATTTAAATAGCGCTAGAAATGAATTTATTAATTTAATTGATATATTAAATAAAAATACAAAAGGTAAAATAGCTGCAGGTGCAAAAGATTTACAAGCTATTATGAAAGATAGAATAGAAGGTTGGTTAGGTGGCACATATAGAATATTTCAAAAACCAAAAGGTTTATTTAAATTATTTCAAAAATTTGAACCAACAGATCAAGCGTACGCAAATGCAATAAATTTATTTAGAAGATATTTATCTAAAACAGACAAAAATAGAAAAACACCTTTTAGTCTTGAAGGAACAGAATATTATGAAGAGGCAAAATTTTTAGTTGATGATATTATAAATCAAGCGCAAGTTAAAAAGAAACCAGCCGGTTTACCTGATATTACTTATCAAGATAAAACAGGGATGGCTAAGAAAAAAACTTTTGAAGGTATACCAGGTAAAGGTAGTAAAATATTTAGAGAATTGTTTGGTGAAATAGAAGATCCTCGTTATTCTATATTTAATGCTATGACAAATTTATCTGCTGTTGCAAGAACAGCAACATATTTTGATGATGTTGCAGCACAAAATACAAAAGTACAACAAGGTGGAGGTAGAGGGTTTTTTTGGAATAGTGAGGATCTTGCAAAAAAAGCTGTTGACTCACCTAATACAGGTATTGAAATTGTAAAAATTGATGATGTATTACAAAAATTACCGGGTGGTAATACAATTGTAAGTCCTTTATCAGGTAAATATACTACTAAAGAAATAGCCGAAGGTATAAAATATG